CTTGACGCCTTTGATCGCGATGAGATTCACGAAATCGATTGTTTCAAATCGTCACGTTTTGGCTGGACATCCATCCTGTCGATGGCCATGGGTTATTTCATCCATCAAGACCCCAGCCCGATGGTGATCGTTCAGCCCCGGGATGCGGATGTGCAGGAGTGGAGCAAAGATACCGTACAGCCCACAATAGATATGATCCCGGAACTGGCGGCCCTGGTCGCGCCCCGCAAACCGGGGTCCACCGGTAACGCCATCAATCACAAGGAGTACCCCGGCGGCCCGCTGCGGCTGCGCGCATCCAACAGCCCGGACGGCTTCCGGCGGTACTCGGCCCGCGTGGCGATGCTAGATGAGGTGGACGGCTACCCACTCAATGTAGGCCCGGACGGCGACCTGGTGGCGCTAGTCTATTCCCGCGTGCAGGATTCATGGAACCGCATCGTGGCGCTCGGCAGCACGCCGACCGAGGCGGACATCAGCCGGATACAGCGTGCGGTCAATGATTCCAGTCTCGGTCACCCGTTCCTGATCTGCCCACATTGCGGCGAGGCGCACATTCGTCGATTCAGCCCGCCGAAAAAGCCGATCATGCTCCGCGGCGAGGAACAGCCGGTATCGCACATCGTATTCCAAAACAATGACCCCAAAACGGCGGCCTATGTCTGCCCAGCCTGTGGGTGTGAAATCACTCACAAGCACCACAATGCCATGCTCGACGGGTGTTTCTGGATCGGCGAGCACTGGGAATATATCGACCGCCAGTTTAAGTTTCTGCCCGGCTTTGCGGGAAAGATCGGATTCCATCCCTGGGCGGGGTATGTGATCAGCCCGAACACTACACCGGAGAAATTGGTCGCTCGGTTCCTCGATGACAAACGGCGCCCTGAAACCCTTAAGACATTCGTCAACACCGTGCTGGCCGAAGCGTGGGAGGAGCGCGGCGAATCGTTGGACCCGGACGAATTAATCAAACGCTGCGAGGAGTACGAAGCGGAGGTTCCTCGGGGGGTGTTGTTCCTGTCAATGGGTGTCGATGTGCAGGATGACCGCCTTGAGTATGAGGTGATAGGCTGGGGTCGCGAGGAGGAATCGTGGTCGATCGAGTATAGCATCCTACCTGGCAACCCATTACAGGACGACGTATGGACCGATCTGGCCGATGCTATTGCTCAGACCTATCACCGCGCTGATGGTGCGCAGCTATCTATTGGCGCGGTTGGGATAGATCATGGCTATCTTTCTAACAGGGTCAATAGGTTTGTCCTAAAACAGAAAAAGGCTTATATCTTCGCCTGCAAAGGTGTCGACGGCGCCCGCCCTATCGTGGAGGCTGTTACGGTGCGCCGGCGCCGTCTGCTGAAAGCCCGCCGCACAACAGCTAAGCCTGAGCTGATCGGTGTGGATGAAGCCAAAAAGACGCTATATAGTCGGCTACAGAATAATACGAAGCCGGGTCCGGGCTGCTGTCACTTTCCGGCGGATCGCGATCTGGAGTATTTCGCCCAGCTGGCCGCCGAACGTCGGATCGTCACGTACCACCACGGGCGCGCGCAGTACGCCTGGCACAAGATCCGTGAACGCAATGAAGCGTTAGATTGCCGAAACTACGGCTACGCTGCCATGCTGTTGGTCGCGCCGGATTGGGACACCCTGGCCCGCCAGCAACCCCACCGGCCGCCTGGCGCCGCGGCCCGTAAGAAAAAAACCAATAACCGCAGTGCAGGGTTCGGTAGCGAAGAATGGGCATTGTGAATAAGCAAGCCGAATTCCACGAGTTTCTGATCACACGGTTGGAGGAACTGCTGCTCGCCAATGGACTCGGCAAGAGCGAATCGGTGTTGATCATCGCCACCCTGGAAACCGAGATCCGCGAGGCGTACGGCTGCGACCGGCATTACATTCCGGCGCCCAGCAAGGCCAACCGCAACCGCGAGATAGTCCAACTCGCCCGACAGACGGACCCCAGACTCACCAGGCCTGAGATCGCCCAGCGGCTCGGCGTCAGTGAGGCCACTGTAAACCGCGTGCTGCGCGGCCGGGCCAAACCGTTGCGCCGCGGTCTGGGGTCCGCAGATTGGGAACTGTAAAAACTGTCATTCTTTGCCTAGTTTTGATCAATCGGCGGTGCTACGCTGATAGGTATGGCCTATACTCAAACCGATCTTGACGCTATCAACGCCGCTATCGCCAGCGGTACGCTGTCGGTCTCTTTCAGTGATCGGTCGGTGACCTATCGCTCCATTGACTCTTTGCTGAAAGCCAAGCGCATCATCGAGGCAGAACTGGCCTCCACCAGCGTGACCTCCGCACGCATGTATCCCCGTCGGCAGGTGGCGACCTTCGATGATTAACCCCATCGACAAGCTGGTAGAACTATTCGCTCCGCAGGCTGCGGCCCGTCGGGCACACGCCCGCCGTGTGTTGTCCTATTACGAGGCGGCCCGTCCGACCAAGCAACGCAAGCAACGCAAAGAGACCGGCAGCGGGGATGCGGCGGTATTCGCGGCGGGCAGTTCGATTCGCGAGCAGGCCCGTCACCTCGACCAGAATCACGACCTCTCCCGCGGTATCCTGAATACCCTGGTGCAAAACGTCATCGGTCCCACCGGTATCGGCGTGGAGCCGATGCCACGGAATAAGCGCGGCGAATTGATGGTCGATCTGGCGAGGACCATCAGCAATCGATACCGCCTGTGGAGCGAGCGGCCGGATGTCACATGGCGGATGGACCGTCCGGCTATGGAACGACTCGCCGGACGGTCCTGGCTGCGTGACGGGGATGTGTTCGCCCAGACCATCGCGGGTCCGTCCTCTTTCCTGCAACACGGCACCCCAGTATCACTGTCGGTCGAATTGATCGAGGCTGATATGGTGCCGCTGGATTACAACGGTACATACGGCCAGAATCAGATCTTCGCCGGCGTTGAGATGAACGCCTGGCGCCGGCCGATGGCCTACCACATGTATAAGTCACACCCCGGCGACACGGTATGGTTCGGCCGCATGCCGTCGGCGCAGAATCTCAAGCGGGTGACGGCGGATCGTATGTTACATCTGCAGATGATGGACTCGCGTATCGGCTCGACGCGCGGCATGTCGTTGTTCGCGGCGATCATGGGTCGGATACAGGACGTGAAAGAATACGAAGAATCCGAAAACGTGGCGGCCAAGGTAGCGGCATCGATGGCCGCCTATATCAAGAAAGCCGCGCCAGATATGTATGAGCCGCTGAAAGATGAAGATGGCGAGATTCTGGAACGTGAGCTCAAATTCCGCCCTGGTCTGATTTTCGATGATCTCGGTCCGGGTGAAGAAATCGGCATGATCGACAGCTCCCGGCCGAACACCAGCCTTGAGGCGCATCGCAACGGCCAGCTGCGCGCACTGGCATCCGGCAGTTACCTGACCTATTCCAGCCTGTCGCGCAACTACAGCGGCACGTATTCGTCCCAGCGGCAGGAACTCGTTGAGGGTTATGGTGCCTATGGCGTGCTGGCTTCCGAATTTATCAATCAATTCACGCGGCCGCTATATAAGGCTTTTCTCAATGCGGAAATGACCTACGGCGGCCTTATCTTGCCGGCCGATCTCGATATCGACACGTTGGATGATGCGTTGTTCCTGCCGCCACACATGCCTTGGATCGATCCGCTCAAAGAAGCGCAGGCCTATGAGATCCTGGAGCAGAACGGACACGCGAGCGGACCGGAGATCATCCGCCGTCGCGGCCAGCGGCCCGACACGCTGATCGAACAGGAGAAGGCGTGGCGCGAGGATGCATCCCAGCTCGGTCCGCTGCCGGCCGGCTTTGGCGGGTCGTCTGCCAAAACGACCACCAATCAATCCACTGGACAGGGGAATACCAATGCCCGAACAAGACAAATCGCGCAAATGGTACGCGATTAAACCGATGGCCGCGGCCGCTGACGGCCGGACATCTACCGAACTGATGATTTACGGAAACATCGGAGATAACTGGTGGGACTCCGAATCCGTGACCGCTAAACAGCTGGTTGCCGATCTCAAAGCAATCGACACTAATGAGATCGTTGTCCGGGTCAATTCCTATGGTGGGGTCGTATCGGATGGCATCGCGATCTTCAACGCGTTGCGCCGTCACCCGGCTGATATCACCGTGGAGATCGACGCGGTGGCCTATTCCATTGCCTCGTTGATTGCCATGGCCGGCGACGTGATATCCATGGCCGATAATGGCCTGATGATGTTGCACGCACCCTGGGGTATTTCCATCGGTAACGCCGCGGAGCATCGCAAGGCGGCCGACACCCTGGACAAATACGCCGAGGCGATGGCCAGTTCCTATATCCGTACTGGCGGCCCGGATCGCGCGCAGATTGATGCGTGGCTGACCGATGGTGAGGATCATTATTTCACCGCCAGCGAGGCCAAGGATCTCGGCCTGATCGACGGCACTACGGCATCCCTGGATATCGCCGCGAGTTTGCGCGACATGGATCTGGGACGATTTCTCAAACCGGCGGCACCGGCCGCCGCCAATCACCAACCCCAATCAGAGGTAATACCGATGACTACTGAGAAGAAACCGGCGGCCACCCCCGAAACCGTCGTTGATCTGGATACGGCCAAGCAGCAGGGCGGGGACGCTGCGCGCATGGAACTGATGGCTCGCA